GTCAGCACCACCTCGCCCGGTCGCAGCAGGGCGGGCACCGTATCACGCATCGACGGCATGCGGAAATCACGTCCCACGACGCCGCCACGGTCGAATCCGAGTGGCCCGCCATCCACCATCCACGACGGCGGCTGAATATCCTGCACGATGTCCACAATATTGCCAGCCGTCTCCTTAGAGCGGCTCAGTGAATCTTCCATGCCAAAAAACCGCGAGAGCAACTGATCCATTTTGTTGATCAGCGTGGCAAATTGCTGGTTTAGATTCGTGGCAAATGGGATGTCGCCAAACTCTTCGAGCTTATTGCCGTTGGCATCTGTGAGTAAGCCGAGGTCAAACATTTTCCGCAAGATTGGTTCCATCTCACGCGGAATCTCTCCTCCGGCCTTGATTGTCGCAGCAATCAGCTTGTTAATTTCCGGGGCCATCTTCTCAGCCACCAGGTTAAAGTCGGCCCCTGCTGCGGTGAGCAACTCCATATCTTTGACAATCGCAAGCAGTTTGCCGTTGATTTCCTGCATGGCAAACTTTGGCCCCATTTGGTCAAGCGTGATGCCCCACTTTTCCATTGCCGCACGAGTGTCTGCCGTGCGTTTCTCGCTTTCTGCCAATTGCTGATTAAACGCTCTTACTGCCGCTTCAAAATCCTGTGGGCGTCTGGCGTTAAACAGATTGGTCATCGAAACGCCAGCGGCATCGGCGCGTTCCTGCATCGCCGCAAGCCCACCACTGGCATCAAGGAACTTGTTGCGTAACTCTGTGACCTGTTGCTGTTGCGATGGCCCAAACAGTTTGCCGACGAGTGACCCAGCGAGTGAACCGACAATACTACCCAGCGGCCCGGCAGCAGCAGACAGCGCACCGCCAAACAATCCCGGCAACTTGCTCCCAAGGTTGCTGGCGAGGTCAGACGCCAGCCCAGACCCAAGAGACGCGCCAATCGATTTCAGCGCACTGCCGCCGCCCTGCAATGCGCCGATGATGGTCTGCGGTAGATTTTGCACCGCTCCACTCAGGCCCGAAAAACTTTTTTCCATCTTCGGGCTTTCCTGCTGCACGGTCTTTGCAAAGACGCTCCACGCCTTGGAACTCTCACTCGAAAAAAACTTTACGCTGCCCTGAAATCGCACCAAGTCTTCAACGGCTTTGTCATACGGAAATTTTTCAAAATCAAAAAAGTCGGATAGTTTCTTTTCTGACCGCATGTGCAGGGCATCGATTTCTCTAGTCAGTGTCTCCGTATAATTGATCGCAGCGTCGATGCCACTGCCCCAAACAATGCTGGCTTCGTACGCTTTACGCTGTGCCTCAGCCAATCGCTCGGCAGCTTTCGCGGCTTTCTCAGTTTCGTGGCGCTGTTTGTCCAGGGCTTTGCTGACCTTATCAAAATCCTCCACTTCCACGCTGGGCAGACCGCCAAGATTCATTGACGGCGCACTAATCTTTGGCAGTCGCCCAGAAAGGTCTACCATTTCTGCATTGACATCCGAGAGCAGATCACGCACAAGCAGAAACGGCTCAGCCAGCATTTTTCCAGTCTCAACGCCGACTGCGACAAACACGCCAAGCATTGATCTGCCAGCGGTCGTAATGTAGTTCATTGCGTCGCCCGCCTCGTCTAGGGCTGACACGACCTCGCTACTCATGACCACAGATGTGTCTTCAGCACCCACTGCCAATTCGCGGAACATAGGTATGAGTTCAGCACCTGCACGCCCAAACAGCACCGTCGCGGCGTAAGCCTGTTCCGATGAGGAAGTCATTGCTCCAATTGCAAGAGCAACTTCACGGAATCGATCTTCTGGCGAAAGAGCCAGCAATCCTTCAACAGACAGCCCCATTCCGCGCAACACGGTGACCGTCTTATTGCCGCCCGCTTCTAGCGTTTTGTCGAGGAAAGTGACTGCACGGGCCATGGACTCCATCGTGCTGCCAGTCTGTTCCGCCACAAATCCGAGGGATTGCAAAGCGTCCGTGCTGAGACCGGTTTTAACTGAGAGATCAGTCACGGCTGATCCAAACGCAATGCTGCGGTCAATCGCCGCGCCAATCGCAGCTGCTGACACAAAGCGCAACAGCGTTGCAGTCAATGCGCCTGTGGCAGCATTTAATCCGTCAGTGGACTTGCCCGCCGTCTGGCTGGCCTTTTCCATGACCTTCAGCGAATCGTCAGCCTTGCCCGCCGCTGCCGTCACGCCCTTAATGGCGTCCTCGGTCTTATTGAGCGAACTGACGGCACTCTGCGTCTCAGCCGTGACGATGATTTGCAGTTCGCGGGCCATAGGCTATTTTTTCTCCTTGCGAGGTGCGAGGATATCGTAGACCACCGCCAGCCGTTCGGCAGTCTCCGCAAACTCCTCAGCCCCCATATCTTGGGTCAATCTGTCGAGCATGACCGACCCCGCCCCCAAGTCCTGCGTAAACCGGTTGCAGCAGCTCTTATAGAGTGCCCACACCTGCTGATTGGCCCCATCCAGGTCGTTCAGGTGCGAGAGGAGTTGACAACTGTCACAGTCATACAGGTCTGGCTCCTGCTGCACCAATTCGTCATCTGCCGTCTGACAGCACACGACCCGACCCGACTGCACCTCATCGGCCCAAAACTCAGCCCAGGTCTTCAGTTGGGCGAAAGGAGGCGTCTCGCGCCTCGGACGCCTGAACAATCTGGCTCAGACCAGCCCGCCCGACCAATGCCGCCTTTAGGACGCCATCCAGTCGGTGCTTGTTCTCGGTCGTGCATGGCGCGGGACTGCCACCGCGCTCGACGATGCCCCGCCAGTCCACCAGGACGTAATCCACAATGGCGTCGGCAAACGCTTCCTGATCTACCACATCTTCCATGCGCTTGGTGACCTTATTGGGCATCTTGCGGCTGTGGGTCTTGTTCAGTTCGCGCCACTTCTTTGTGGTCAATTCGCGCAGGACGTAGACCACCTGTGGGTCTGCGTCCTGCACGTCGTCCAGTTCCGTCTCCCTCACCTCAAACGTGTAATCGTCTGACTGAAGCTGTCTCGGCATGCTCGGTGCCTCTCTCCTCAAAAAGCTGGCAGCGTTCCTTAGAACGCCACCAGCGACTGCGTGGTAATACGGGTCATGCGGAACGGATTGACAAACGCCATCCCACTCGGGCTGGTCGCCGCCGTCTTTGCCACAAACACCGCCTGTGGCTTGACCTGATCCGCGCCATTCAGATTGGCGGTAAAGCCATCCGTGTCGAGCTCCAGCGCGGGCCACTCGATCTTCTCGGTGTACCGGTCGGTGCTGTTGATGTAGCTGCCCAGGAACGTCATGTCGGCCTTGAACACGGTATCCGCACGAAGTGCGGCATACAGGCTATTGGCAGACACAGTGTTCATGCGCGGGAACGTGACCGTCAGCGTCGCCGTGGGGAACCCGTTATCACCAGGCTCATAGATGTAATCCTGCCCCGTGACATTCGGCGCATCCTGCGGGCGGCTGAACTCGAACGTAAAGCCTTCGAGGTTGATCGCGTCCGTGCTGACCAGCGAGCCGTTCGCCTGTGGGTTCATGCGGAACGTGCCCTGCTTGCGGAACACGCGGTTGTCCAGCCCAGGGAACGACGCGCCATTGACCGTGCTGCGCGTGTTCGTTGAGCTGATATCGGTCATCTTGTTGCCCATGAGCTGGAACGTGTTATCCATAACGCCCGAATCGCCCACGGTCTTCGAGAAGCCATAGACCTTCGCCGCCGTCAGTTCATCCACGAACTGCACTTTGTCGAACGCCAGCGTCACGCCCAGCCCGTCAATCGACGGTGCCAGATTGATAACATGCTGCCATGAGGTCGTCTGGCCCGTCGCGCTGCTGCTAATGGTGACCGCTGCCGGTGACCCCATTGCCAGCGCCTCGAACACATACTGATGATCCGCGAATCGGTCGCGCCCGGTCAGCGTAATGTCCTGCGCTGAGACATCGCCCTGATCGCCGCGCCCATAGAACGTCTGTCCGAATGCCTCGTCATTGACGCGCTGCGGCGCAAATCGCGCCCCGCCGTCAGACGTAAAGTAAATGCCCTTGGTCACACTCGCCGCGACACCCCACGAATTGGTGGCAAACTTGGCGAATGCGGCACGGGCTTCTCTACCGGTGACTCCTGCCATAATGGTCGTCTCCTAGACCTGTGCTTCGTAATTCAGTGGCACCGTCAGACGCAGCGTCAAATACGACGCGCCCGCCGGGGCCACCACATCCCAGGTGCGACCATTGTCTGGCACGGCATACAGACCCGAGGTCTGATGCCCATCCCTGACAATCGCTGCGGTCACACTGTTGCAATCCCGCACCAATGTATTGTGAGTTGCCACATAGTTGGCGGCGATATGCCGCGCCAGTTCAAACTCCAACACATCCGTGCGGTCTTCCGAATACGCAAACCCACCGATACTGGTGCCGCCGCTAATCTTTACGCGGAACCGAGCATCGCTGCTGCCCGATCCCTGAAACATAAAGTCTTCGCTGCTGACCGCTTCCACATAATTAAATGGAGCTGCCACCATCAGCGACCGCACACGATTGACCAGCACATCGGCAGTGGTTGCCATCGGTTACGCTCGATTCCATCCAAAACTTGACGCGCCAGCCGTCACATCGCCCGCCGTCTGTGCGGATTCCGCTCGGTCAATCTGGTCGTCTACCGTAATGGTGTCAAAGTCACGGGCCACCAGCAGCAACGCACCTTGTAGCGCTTCCTCGGCGTCCCGTAAATAGGCGTCGGCTTTTTCCTGCCACGGCCCTCCCTGCATCGTTTGGGCCTCGCGGAAAATCAGGCCCAGAGTGCGAAGCGTGACCGGCCCAGTCAGCGACGTGCCACGAATGCAGCCAATCTGTCCGCAAAATGCGTTGGCTGGCGTCGAGGTCAGCGTAATACGCGCCCAATACAGTGGGGCTGACCCATTCAACGTGCGCGGCACCCAATCTTGCGGCATCAGCCAGCGCACGCTGCCGCCCTGACTAAACGGCTTATTGTTCAGGAACTGCGTTTCGTTAAACGTCGTTACCTGCGTCCACGAATCGGCCCAGACCTGAATGGTCAATGTGCCGTTTATGTTGCTCACACGGTCAAGCATGCGAATGGACAGCCCGCGAAACTGGAAGGGTGCGCCCACCAACAGATGGTCAGTGGCTGGTGTCGTAAAGATCGTCGCCAGCGGAATGTTATCGGTGTTGGCAGCGGTCGCCTGTGAGGTGTAATCCGTATACACGCCACCCGTCTGCCCTAACACTGCTGCAGGAGCATACCGAGTCCGCAAACGGTCGGGCACAAATCCCGCCTTTGCCAGTGCCGGGAATGCCCAATCCTCCAGAGCCTTTTTGCGCTTTACCAGCCAATCGGTCTGCCCAAACTGCGTGAGAATGGTCTGCTCATACGCCGTCAGGTCAGTGTCAAACACCACGTCGTTCGGAAACCAAACACTCATAGTGGCTCCACATCAATCGGCGGCGGTGCCTCAAACAGCTTGAGCCACTCGGCCTGTTTCTGCGCCAGCAGTGCGGGAATCTGCCCCGCGTGTCTGACCCATACGCGTTCGGGCTTGGCGCGGCCCTTCAGCCCCTGCGTCTGCGCCGCAAACGCCACTTCCACTTCCATCGCGCCTTGCACCCGCTTGACCGCCTGTTCATAGAACGGATAGGCGAGTGCATAGTATTTATCTGCCGGGTTGCTGAAATGCGTTTCAAACAGCTCGACGACCTTCCGCAAGTGAGCATAGCCCTGCGGTGTCGTCTGCCCGTGCTGTTCAGTAGACCACGTTGCCAGGTTCAGGTGGTCGCGCAACACCAACAACTGGTGGAGGCGCCGGTTCGGAAACACTTCCCCGTCGCGCACCAGCAGCGGCAGATTGCGATTAATGGCCTTCTGGCGTCGAATATCCTCGGTCAGATAGCCAGTATGCGCGATCTGGACATCGTGCAGTTGCAAGGCTGGCGTGATGTCGCCGTTGCAGTCGCCCTGCTGCGGCTGCTCATGGACGCACCCATAGAACTCGATACTCGGCTGCTTTCGGAAGATGCGGATGGGCGTGTCAAACGTCGCCGGCATGTCCAGTTGCAGGTGCTGCTGCTTGAGGCCGTAGCCCTCAAAGACGCAGCCTTCCAGATACTTGCCCAGCGCATGTGGCTGCATCAGCCGTTCGTCGCTGTCAATCCAGAGAAACCAATGCTCGCGTGCCGCTGCCAGCGTCGCGTTCCTCGCCTCGGCAAACCCGCCCCGCAACCCAATCACCGGCCCGACCTCAATGCGCCGGGTGCGTGGATACTCTGCCAGAATCGGCGCCAGTGCGTCCGCGCCGATCCCCGTATCTGCCAGAATGATTTCATCCGCAATCGACCAGACCGACTCCAGACACCGCCGCAAGTCAATCGTCTCGCCCGCCAGGATGCCCACCGACAGTCCCTGCTTGGGTCGTACCCGCCAGATGGTGTCGTCCAGATTGCGAACGCCAAATGGCTTGCCACTCAGGACGCAGCCCACAATCCAATGCCCCAGCCGATTGCCGCGTGGACTGATCCCCAAATCCAGTAGTGAGACCGACAGGTCACGCTGTGTCCCAAAGATGGCTTCCAGGTCGTCTGGCTGATAGTGGTGGACATGTCCGCGCTTGAGCGTAATATCTTTACTGGCGAGTTCCCCGAATGGGCCAGCGGGCATCGTGGCAACGATGCGAGCATCCCGCTGTCCCAGCAAGGCGACCGAGGAGAGGAAGCCCGATACACCCGCAATGTGTTCGAGGAACTCGCCAATGAAGACCCCATCAAACGGCCCATACGCCCGCAACCGCTCCAGCGTCTCCGGGTCGGCCCGATGGGTGGCATAGTCATAGACCGCGCCGGTCAGGAACGTGCAGCGATCAGCCACGCCCATCTCTTGCGCGGCGGCTTCTGCTGCCGCAATATTCTGGGGCGCATAGTCAATGCCGACCACATGCCGGGTCGGATTCGCCAGCGCCAGCGCGATAGCAAACGTGCCGTTGCCACACGCAATGTCTAGCACTGCCTGTGCGCCGTTCAGTGCGCCCACGACCGGCTGAATGCGCTGGTTGTTCCGCAGCTCAAACTGCGTGTCCATCGCCCGTGCCGCGTAGTCGTCTGCGTCCTGATCCTTGCCGTCGATGACCCACTGACACCATGCCGTCGCCACTGTGTCGCCCAGCCGCTTTGCCAGCCGCTCTGCCGCGCAGTGGTCATCCTCGTGCAGCAGCTGCGCCAACATCTGCGGCCCCTGCGTCGTCAGACGAGTCTGGACGACCGACTCGACCTTGGCTTCCCACTCCTGCGCCACAGCGTCAAACGTATAGCCCTGCACATGCCGCAGCCCTGTGTCTACCTGCCAGGACGTATCGCCACCGGTCAGAATCCGCACGACCTCCGCGACGCTTTCGGCCTGATACGCCGCGCTGTCGGCATCGCCCTTGACCAGCGTGCCAGACGGCACCGTTTCTGGCAGAGCGCCCTTGTAACTGCCCACAAATGGGGTGCCACAGGCTTGCGCCTCAATCGCCGCCACGCAGGACGTTTCCGCAAAGTCCGCGACGCCTGGATACCACATCACCGCCGCGCCCGCGATGGCACGATACAAATCAGGCTTGCCCAGTTCGCCTAGGTACGTGATACCGCCTACCGCCTTATTCACCGCCGCGACCTGCTCGTCATACGCCGCGCACACCCGGCCCCACCCGGTCGCGTCATACATCGAGTTGTAGCGGCACAGATGCAGCTCGGCATCAGGCACCTGCTTCCTCACCTCGGGCCACATCGCCAGCAGGGGGCGCAGTCCGCGTTCGGGCCGAGTGATATGGATGACGCGCTTCGCGTGCCGTGTCACACCGGTTGGCACATAAGCCGGGTCAAATCCGTTCTTGGTCGCCCACCCAATGTCTGCCAGCTCTGGAATGACGCCTTCCCACTGCTTGCGGTGATAGCCGCTGACGTACGCCACGAGGTCATAGGCATAGGCCGGGGCCATCGTCAGCACTTTGGCCTGTTCCCCGGTCATCAGGTCTTGGTTCCAGAGCACGCGCACCGTGGCAGGAATGTGCTGGTGGAAAATCTGCGGCATTCGCAGGGCCACGAACACATCCCACCGCGTAAACCGGCTGACATCGGCAATGTCCTGCGTCCGATGCCACTGCACACCTGCATGGTCGGTAGACGGCGCGTCTGGGTGCAGCTGCGTCGTGAAGATATGGACGCGATGCCCACGGGCCTGAAGCGCACGGGCCAGCCCCAGACAGGCCGATTCCGACCCTCCCAGGGACGCCGTGCCAGCAATCACCGCTGGCGTAAACTCGACCGAATCAATGTGAAACGCCCAGGTGCTGCGCTTAGGCATCGGCATTGATCACCGCCTTGCTGCGCTTGGGCGCGGCAGTCGCCGCCTTCTGCACCATTTCGTCGTAGGCATCCAGCTTCGGCTGGACTTCAGTACGCAGATAGTCCTGCCACCGACGCAGACTGGCATGCCGAATGTCTGCGGCATTCCTGACCCGGCAAATTTCTTCGATGATGCTGTCCATGAGAGTTCCCCTCGGCGTTGCTCAGACGCCCTGAAAGTGGAACCGGGCCACCCTTGCGAGTGACCCGGCCCCAGTGTTATCAGACCCGCAGACGGGCCATCGCGTTCGGGTGATGCACCTCGACGCTGTATTCGCCGGTGAGCAGCCCCTTCTTGCTATCGCCCGAGACGCCCATCTCGGTGTAGTTGAACGACCGACCCTGCAGCGGCACGACCTTGACGCGCTCACGCGGCACCAGGAGCAGTTCGGTGCTGGACAGCACACGGCTCAGAATGACCGTGGCCCGACCCAGCGGCCCCTCGTAGGTGCGGATGACGCGCTTGAAGAGTTCGGACTGGTTGCTGTCCTCGACCTTCGTGTCGTTCAGATTGCTGATGTCGCGGAAGAACGTCGGGCCAGCGACAATCGCCCAGTTCTCCGTGTCAGGCGACCCGCCCTGCGAGTAAATCTGCTCCCACACGTTGCCGATGTAGAGATGCGGATTCGCCGCGAAGGAGGATGCCGTCACCTGCGAGTTGATCGTGGTGAGGTAGCTCCGCAGTCCCTGCATCGTGCGGGTCTGCGCCGAGGAGCCAAGCGAGTTCGTGCTGTTCAGGACGCCGCGCACGACTTCCTTTTCAAGCTGGTGCATCATGTCCACCACGCCCTTGGCGACGGCGTTGTCATACGCGTCGTTGCCGTAGACGTTGATGG